GAAAGGTCTCCCAGTTTTTCATTATGGCAGCGCAACAAGTTGACACCTTCTTCCAGCAATGGATGCAAACCAGCTGGAAGGTATTAGAGCAAGATGTTTGGAGCTCGTATATAATATACCTACGAGTTGTCTATTCATCTTCCTCTTTCTTGATGGATGTCATAGCAAACTTTTGCCACTACTTGGGAGACCGCCCTGGTATCATGAACTTCCTAGGGTTTTTGTTGGCCGTGTTGATCTATTTAGTTTTGAACCTACCAATTCGGAAAAATTTGAGTTCTTTGAAGAACAGATATAAGGACTCTTTTCTTGGTTCATGGATTTGCTTTTTCCTTTCAGGTTTCATTATGATCACCAAGTATGCAGTAATATCGCTACTTGTTATGATTTTATGGCTTCTTTTAACCAGAATAATCTTGACAACGGCACTTTTGAGAACTGGCTTTCCCAGAGCTGTGGTTGATTTTGTCGTCGGAGCTTATGCTGCCGGCGATGTAATCGTTACCTACAAATTCATTACACTTTTCGTTCTGGGTTATAAAGTTGCTAGAGCCAGCTTTGAAGTCAAGATACAAGCTGATGAAAGTGATTCCATAAAGATCCCCGGCACAACAGAAATTGACATGAACAGCTGCAAATCAGCTGTTGCAGTTGGTACCATCAAAAACGGTAAATTTAACATCGTTGGGCAGGCCACTTGCATTAATGCACATTGTTTAGGTATTGATGGGGTTGCTGATACATTTTTAACAGCTACACATATTGTTAAAGCTTTTCCCATCGATGACCTTTATATTTGGCGTAATGGAGTGGCTGTCAAGGTAGGTCTGGGCCTTCAATGTGACCCAGACGGACTTTTTGACATTTACCTACTTCGAGTTAGAGATGGTGCTTCGAAATTGGGAGTATCGCCAGCTAAGGTTGCAAATTTCCCACTTGGAAAATGTGCAGGAACACTCTTTTCAATTTCAACAGAGGGGCTGCTACAATCAGTTGGTATGATCAAAATCGCAACTGATCAAGAGGATTCTAACTATACTTTCATTGGTAATACAATTGAAGGTTGGTCGGGATCCGGTCTGTATGTTAGTGGTGCCCTAGTTGGTATGCACACTGTCCGTCTAGGTACAGACAAGAAATTGAATGCAGGTTATGATATTTCTTGGGTTCCACATTTGGTTAGATCAACTCTTCCTCTTCAACATCGTTGCAAACAATGCAATGAGGAAATTCATCATTTTGATATTTCCGAAGGCTTTGACATTCCAAAGAAACAGGGTAAGAAAGGGGAAGAAATTTGTCTTTCATGTGATAATGAGAATGAACACTCATACCCTTTTGAAAAGAAAGGCAAAAATAAATCATCAATTAGTGATACGTGGGACTACCTAGATCGTCAATTAAAACAGGACAGCACAAAAGTTAAGAAAACCAAGTGGGGTCTTGAGAATCTCTATGCAATTACACTCGAAAAAGGCAAGGTCTATAGATTCACCGATGATGAGTTGGATACTCAACTTGGAGCTGAAAGAGCAAAAGTCATTCGTGCTCGAGCTGAAGGCTATAGTTCCAACAGTCGTAGTGACTATTTCGGTGAATCTAAATTTGAAGGAAAAGGACCAGCCCAGATTGATTCCAAAAGAAGACCTATTGCACCTGTTGATTTACATCATTTACAGCTTGCGCGATTGTGGATACAAAATATTGAAAACACCCAATCACAGGTCTCCGGTCTCATCAGAGCTTTATCACAACTGATGATTACCGAAAGAAGGAATTGGGAGGCTAGCGAAAGCGAGGAGGATATGGGTAAAATTATCCAAACTCAAGTTGATATTAGATCACTTCAATTGTTTCTTGAACAAATAGCGGAATACAATTTTGAAGCAACTGAACTATATCAACTGGTAGAAATTGGTTCAAATGTGGATATTACATTGAAGAACCGTGTAGAACGTCAAAAGAAATCATATTTGAAGGAACATCCACTGCCAACTACCTCGCCAGATATCGATCTAACAATTGACAATGCTGATCGAAATCTTACCGAGGGTTTGGAAATCCTCCGTAATATTCCAAAACGCTTAACACCTGAAGATACCGCTAGTGTTGAAGCAGCTTTCGGGCCTGTTATAGCTGAAATCCTCAAAAGAAGAGGGATAGTAGCTCAGTTACCAATGGATTGGGAAAATAATGACGGTATGGATCCTGAATTTGATGATGATGATGAAGAACAGGATTTTCAGGATCCCCGGAGCACAGAGCAGCCAGCTCCAAGCAAGGGGAAAAAGGCTGCTCTGGGTCAGACTACGAAGGGAAAAACAACCTCGGCAAAATCACCGGCTACCTCGACAAAACAGAGTATGAGCCAGGAGAGGAAGCCCCGGAGTTTGTCCAGAGGGAATTCCCAAAGAACTCAGAGTATGTCGAACCTCCGAAAGCTAGAGAAAGAGAAGCAATTGAAGGCTCAGTACGAATCCATCTTAAGCTACACTCAGAAGCAAAAGAAAGAACTAGAGAGCCTTCAGATGGAGATAAGCGACGGATTGTTAAAAGAGTCCTCAGCTTATTTCAGGAAGCAACAAACGAAATAAACCGTCATTCATATAAGCCGCTTTTATGGATGTTGGAAGATGTTACAACCTTTACTTCCTGGATTAATAACATCAATCGTGAGACCATGAGGATGGATCCAGATAGTTCTCCAGGTTTGCCATGGGGTGGCACAAACGGAGATCGTTTTGGATACGTTCCATGTGCTGGCTATGATCCAAATAAACTTGATGAACTTCGAATGGCAGTTCTAATTAGGATTGAAGAGCTTAAAGTGGCCCCCGCCTTGGATCCCATTTTCGTCTTTATCAAACAAGAGATGCATAAGAAATCCAAGGCTGTTGAAGGTCGATGGCGTCTTATTTGTGGTGTTGGACTTACAGATCAAATTGTGGCTAGAATTCTTTTCGAGCCCTACTTCGATTTTCTTTTGGACCACCCACTTATTTATAAGACCGCTATTGGTTGGGGCCTAACAAGTCATGGCTCACTTTCCTATATGAACTTCTTTCTCGGGGGGGGACAGTTGCAAGCAGCAGACAAATCAGCTTGGGATTGGACTGTTCAACCTTGGGTTTTTGAAGTCTTTAAGGAAATTATGCACAAAATGCATATTGGACGTGAAGATCTTTGGCACCAGCTCATGGAACATCACATTGATGCTATTTGCTATCATAAGGTTTTGGATATTGTTGGCAGAAAGCTAGATTGTCCACCCGGTATTATGCCTTCAGGCTGGTTTATGACGATCGCCTTTAATTCGGTGGCTCAATTGATCCTGCATGCATATGCAGATGATAACAATGAATTCGATTGGCCCTTTGTTATGGGTGATGATACCATTCAGAAACCAGCTTCTGATCGCTATTGGAAGAGGATGACAACTACTGGTGCTAAGATTAAAGATATAGTTACCACCAGAGAATTTGTCGGCTTTGTCTTCAAAGACCGATCTTATCATCCTTCCTATACTGTGAAGTACAATTGTAAGATGAACAATATTCCGCCAGAGGTCTTGGTTGAAACATTGACATCATATCAGTGGCTTTATGCCTTTGAGCCTGAAAAGCTCAAAATAATCCATAGATACATGTGTGAAATAGGAGCATCGTCACACATTGTAACCTCTTCAGAAATGGCAGACCGTGTCTTGGGTTTGAAATCTCTCCCAGTTGGAAGTTCGTGGTAGGACGTTAAGTCCTACCTGTCGTGCTCGTATGGGTTGAATGGGCTTCAGAAATGGCAG